CTTGACGCGAAGCCATGTCCACACCTTGAGGCAACAACAGGTCAGCCGTGGCAAACGTGATGGCATCCTTTTGATAGGCCAAGTTTTGAGCGTACTGGGTGTTTGCGGCGCCAAGGAAAGTGACAGCCGCATTGTCAGCAGGGAACGAGTCCACAGTAGCCAGAGCGTTGGACGGGGTGTAGATCGCAGGCGAAATGCTAACCGTTGCCCAAGCACCAGACGAAGCCGTAGCGTCAGCCGTGGCAACAAACTGCTGCAACGAGCCGGTGGACTGACGGGTCTGTGGGTTGACCGAGTACACACCAGCGATGGTGAATACGTCGCCCTGCTTGATCGTGGCCGAGGTCGTGCCGCCGTCAATAGCAATGACGCTAGTGCCCTGCGCGGTGATTGCGCCGTTGACAAGGATGGTGTCGGTCGTAGAACGGGTGCCGGTCGTGTGGTTCACAATGGACTGCGACATATTCACTTCGTCGTAGCCCAGAACGCCCGTGCCCATCATGCCCGAAGCAAACTGCTTGCTGATCGTGCTGGTGGGGTTAAAGAAACCCTTCATGCCTTCGACCAACTGCGCGTTGGCAGCAGGGTTTACCGTCAAGTAACGGTTGTTCATCATGGCCGCGTATTCGTTCATCTTTTGCTGCGCTTGCAGCATGACCAACGAAGTGCCGGGGGTGGTGCCGGGGGTGCCGACCGACGAGTAGATGTTTTTGTAGGCGTTAGCCACATCGTTGTCGATGCTGGATGCCAATTGCGAGATACGCGGTTTCAACACACGGTCTGCAAAGTCGTCCAACTGCATCGTCAGTTCAGCAGAAGTGAAGTTGACGCCGATGTGCTTTTGCGAAGCAACCGACAGCGTGGTGTACTGTTCGTTGTCGTCTTGCACTTGCAGGGCGGCACCGTCAGTAACCAGCGCGCGGTCAGGCAGACGAATACGCAGCGTAGAGCCGATCTTCGCACCTTCAACGGCGAACGAGTCGTCGTACTGGCGGTTGACGTTACGGGTCAGGACAAGGTTGTTTTCAAGTATTTCCAAAGCCTTGCGGGTGATCATGTCGATCGTAAGAATCGAATTACTCATAATATTTCCTTATGTTGTAGAAGTAGTTTGGTGAGGACAAACGCCGCCGTTTTTATGTTTTCCTACTTGACAGTTCATGCACAACACTTGATAGCCGGATGGAAAACCAGACTTTATAAGCCAGCGATAAAAACCGTATCCTGAGCCTGAGTACAAGCCCAATTTACGTTCTTCCGCGCCGTTGTTGTCTATATGATCTATCGAAAGAAACAATGATTCAGTCTCCCCGCAGCAGTTGCAAGTATAGCCACCATAAGCAGCAAATACAGCGTTTCTGCAAATCACTTGAGCGCGTTTGGTTTTTGCAGATTCAGTTGCGCGGATTGCCGCAACTTCTTCTGGCGTACCATTCGCAATCTTACGATTGCGCCATTCACGAGCGTGTTCTCGGGATTTCTCCCGATTCAATTCTCGCCAATCCCGCATACGTTGATTGAACTTTTCCCGGTTTCGTTCTCTATATCTGGCCGCTGCGTCTTTGTTGCGTTGCCGCTTCAATTCTTCTGGCGTCAGATGTTGATTGTCCTTTTCCATTCGTTTCTCCTAATTTCAGGTAATCATTGTACCTGATTTTAGGAGCGTTAGCGGTACTTGTTAGCGGCTTCCATCTTCTTGATTTGTCGCTGACGTTCAGCAGCAATCCAATCAGATGTACTCATAGACTTGATTGACCTTGGGTCAGTCGTGTCATAGGTCGCGGGAGCAGTACCTTTACCTTTGATCGGAGTGATCGGAGTAGGGGCACTTGAGACTTTTTTCGTTGGCGGGTCAGAAGCAAGTTTTGCCTCCAATTTGCCAATTTCGCGGGCTTGCATGATCGGAGCCAAGCGGGAAATGCGATCTGCCTCTTTTGGGTTTGACCCCAAGAAGTAGGCTACATCAGGCCCAATATCTGACGCCTGGATCGTTTGCGCCATCACATCTGTGATTCGGAGGCTAGGGTTGTACGCGACTTGTTCAAAGTCATCGTACTTGCCACGCGCATCTTCTTCGCGGTCGTGATAGGTTTCCAGAGCCTCAGATTGTTGCTTCCGTTGTTCCCGCTGCTCAACCAGTTGTTCGGCCTTACGCAATGCCAACGCATCAGCATACGCTTCGACAGATTCAAACTGATCGGCAGATGGCAACTCCGTTGGTACGGGCGGTGCAACCTGACGCTCTCTTTCCCACTTACGCTGTTCTCTTGCCAACCTTTTGCCGATGGCGGCATCAAGTTCCTCTTGCGAGAATGACTTGACTTCCGGCGTTTCTACTTCAGTCTCAGGCGCTGCCGTGGCAACCTGCTCTGGCGCGGGTATTTCCGCTGGTACAACTTCAACTTCTTCAGACATTTGTGAATCCTGAGATTCCCTGGTCAACGGGCCAGTACGTTTGTATTATGCTTTAACAATCAACGGTTTAAGTTTGCTAATAAGAATCATGTGAGTGCTATGTAAAACGCTGACACCATGAGAGTTCCACCACTTACGGCTGAAGCCCATGTCAAATCAGTAGCCGCGCCGACTGCGTTAAAAGAAATCCGAGCAGGGTTGTCTACATGGCACCCGATAGCAGTCGGCAAAAAGGAGCAGTTGGAAACCGACCCTGCGTTGTACGCGCTGCCGCCAAAATAGGGGAGTCCTGCAACGTAGAAAATTCCAGAACCTGCCCCCGACCATGTAATCGCCCCCGAATACCATGTGACAAACACCAATTTGCCAATTTTTATGTAATTTGCCGTCAAACTGTTTGCTGCGGCAACGCCTGTTGGGTTAGTAATTGATCCAGTCAGGCTAACAGTCCACGTCCCTTCTTCGTAATCGTCCAGCGTATTTACATCGGTAGACGGGTTTTGAACCGCTGGAAAAGATATGCCTTGCTTTGTAATTACGTTGTTGAACTGACCGGCCAAACTTTCAACGTAGTACGAACCCGTCCCTGGGTTATCAATTGAAACAGGCGCGTAAGGTGTTGTGTTGTAGGTTACGAGGTCATAGCAACGAACAAACTGCGCCTCTTGTTGAGTCTGCAAAGAAATTGAATTGGCGGCGGAAGGTTTGATAAACCCACATTGAATAAACTGCGTTGTGTAGACAGCGCCAGTTGTTCCAACTGCAACGCAATTTGTTTTTGTAGTTGGCAGTCCAATGAACCGGCAGCGTGTAAAAGTGTTCTGAGAACAAACGGTCACCGTATTTTTAAGAATGACCTCCGAAGTAACACTACCAGTTCCCTGCGGCTCAAATTCACAGTCAACAAAACTATTTCCATAAGACGCATCAATTATTACTAGTGCGGGGCTTGTAACTGCGTTTTGGAAGAAGTTTGTTTTTGATACCAAAATTTGTGTGCTACTTACCATTAGCATCGGCGCTTGGGAACAATCCCAAAGTGATGCATTTGCGATATGGGTTGAGTAACAACTATTCAAAAACAACCCGTATTGCCCACCAGAGCAAATGGGATGGTCTACTTTTGAATACGTCAGTTTTGACAGGTATATTTGATACAGCGTGCAATTGGCAACCTGCACATTATTTATCAAACAACTACTGCTTGCGCCCTGCGAGGACGAAATTATAGAAATGCCTGTAAGTGCGACAGAGTTCCCATCTATGGAAAAGTCTCGCAGATAAATGTTATTCCACGCCCCGCTCGGATAACTGATGCAAATCATTCCTGCCGTGGCTGCTTTCAACACCGAAACATTCACCCCGTCGCCGCAGATCATCTGCGTAGTCAAAGGAAGAATGGCCGAAGTTATTTTGTAAGTCCCTTTTGGCAAATAAATATGCGCGCCTGTATTCAACGCTGCTTGTATCGCAGCCGTTGAATCCGCCACCCCAGTCGGGTCAGCCCCAAAGTCCTTAACGCTCACGCTTTCCCGCAACTTGGTCTGAACGATTGTTGCAATTGCCCCCGTACCTGACGGCAGATAGCCGACCAGCGACGATCCGGACGATGCAGCCAGATCGCTGACGATCTCGTTGATCGCACCTTGTACTGTCGTGGCCGCAATCGTGCCCGCAGGCGTGTTCACAATCAAAGACGCCCCCGCCGCTGTGCCAAGGATATTGGCTACGGTCGTCTGGACGGTAGCGGCACTCTGGACGACAGGGGCGATCTCAACACCAGTCAGCGGAACCGCTGCGGGCGCAAGTTGGGTAATCTTTTTATTAGACATTGATCGAGGCTACTTTGTCTTGAAACGCTTTGACGCGGCTATCAAGCACCGCACGATCAGCGTCCAATTTGGCTAGTCCGGCAAACAGCGCAGAATCTCTAACTTCTACGGCGGCAAGATTGGCCGCAAGTTGGGCTTCGCGCAACGCAAGTGCCTTTTCGCGGGCGTCAGATTTGTCGGCAAAATCGTCTTCACGGGCCGACAACGCTTTATCACGGGCATCAGCCGCAGTCTTTTGTGCCTGCGCTTCAAGCACATACGCCTTGGCGTCCGCACGCAACGCAGCCGCTTCTTCGTTTGCTGCTGCCAACGCTATTACGGCATCAGCCTTGAGTTTTACGGTATCTTGCGCCGCAGCCAACGCGCCTTGACGAACAGCTAGTTCGTCACGCGCTTTGACGATTGTGGCTAAGTCAGTTGCAAACTGACTAGCGATGTAACCTAGAAATTTGTCTAAGTCCACACCACCAGCATCATTGTGGATGTTCATGCGTAGTACGTCACGTTAAGTTTGGCACTTGCAGATTGCTCAATAAAGCGAATCTGCGTGATGTCACCATCATACTGCAACGTCACACCGACTGCCAAAGGCATACCAACTGAAGCGGTAGGCGCTACGCCGTCATCTCGCCAGCGCACGGCCTGCGTTTCTGGCGTGATGATGGCAATGGCGGGGCGGCACGACAGACCGTTCACATCCATGATCGGCACGGTCAGGGCGGTCGAAGCAGACAACGATGTGATCTGCTGATACCCCAATCGGGTCGTGATTGCTTTAAGGTTGGTGGACATCAAATCCTCTTT